ACCTACCGACAGGCACTGCGGGACATCACCGAGCAGACGGGCTTTCCTGAGAACATTGAGTGGCCGGAGAAACCAGAATGAGTACAGTAGTAACAAGCGACGTACAGGACAGTGGTGGCAGCTCCCTGCTTGGGCGGCGCAATGCCATCATTAACGGTAACTTTGGTGTTAATCAGCGCGGTGTGTCAGGCACTGTCAGCCTGTCTGCTGGTGAGTACGGGCATGATCGTTGGAAGGCTGGTGCATCAGGCGCTACTTATACCTTCTCAACCAGCGGTGGTGTGACGACTCTCGACATCTCTGCTGGGTCACTGATTCAGGTTGTTGAGGACGTAAACTTAGTCACAGATACCTATGTGTTGTCATTTGAAGGCACGGCACAGGGCAAGATCGGTGGCGGTTCTTTTAGTGACTCTGGTGTAACCGGGGCAGTCACTGGCGGCAGCAACCTAAACGTTGAGTTTGGTACAGGCACGGTATCCAAGGTGCAGCTAGAGGTTGGCAATAAACCTACTCCGTTCGAGCATCGGTCATTCGGTGAGGAACTGGCGCTGTGTCAGAGGTATTTTGAGCGTTGGAAACCAATGCAAGGAAACTATTTTCTTCTTGGATGGGCATATACTGCCTCTCAAGGTAGAGCAGTTTTGACATATTCAACTGAAAAACGTTCAAGTCCAAGTGTTTCTATAGGTGGTACAACTACTGAATACACCGCATTTGTTAGTGCAAACGATTATAACCTAATTAGTTTATCCTCTTCTCAACAAAATAAAATACAGGCTCGGCTAGACTTTGAAATCGATTCAAATCAATATAATGATGGTTATGCAACACCTTTGTTTTCAGATGGTTCAACAGAAAAATACATTGATATAGACGCGGAGTTATAAATCATGATTAAGAAAATGAACATTACATCCACGGTCTATCGTAACGACGACAACGGCAATCCGTCTTCAATCCAAGCACAGATCGACGGCAAATCCATGTCAGTCCCGCTCGACCCCGGTAACCGCCACTACGCAGAGATCATGCGTCAGGTCGATGCTGGAGAACTAATCGTCGAACCCGACCCCGGCCCGAGTGAGGAACAGTTAGCCGCACAGGCACGAGCAGAGCGCGATGCGTTGCTTAAAGAGTCTGACTGGGCAGTTCTACCTGATGCTCCAGTTGGCGATGCACAGGCTTGGAGAGATTACCGTCAGGCACTTCGTGACGTGCCGCAGCAGGACGGGTTCCCGACTGACATCGAATGGCCGATCAAGCCGGAGTAAGGACATGTCGGTTGAGTCGCCCTGCGTAGGTGTCTGTGAACTCGATAGTGATTTTGTCTGCAAAGGCTGCGGTCGTACTATTAACGAAGTACTTAAATGGCCTGAGTACACAGATCAACAAAAACAACAAGTACTCGACCGCCTATTCGGCGCTAAACCAGTACAATAACAAGAGGGCCTACCAAAACCCCTTTTTATTGCCATTAACGGCAGTAATCCTGTATAATGAGGTCGATGAGGAATAGTACAGCAGTAGTTGATTGTCTGTATTTGCTAAATCAATCAGATTTCCACCAGCGATACACTCTCGCACAATTCAACGCGTTTATTGTCTACCCCATTCTACAGGACAAAATCCGCATCTTTTACGAAGAAGGTAGCCCCGTGTCGTTAGTGACATGGTGTTGGTTTACCGACGAAGAAGCGGAACAATTTCTAGACGGTCGATTTGTACCGGAAGAAACACATTACGAAAGACATCGAGCCGATCAATTGTGGGGAATAGAATTTATCGCCCCGTTCGGCCACGCAAGATCCACAATGAGGAAAATGAGGGATCTTTCAAAGATTCTGTATGGATCAAACGAAACTGTCCATTTTAGGCGTTTCTATAACCCAGAAAAAGCTATTGTGAGGAGAATGTAATGAGTGGCGGCGGCGGCACTACCTATCGAACAACTAAGACTGGTCTCGGTGACCAGCAGTACGCGAACCTGTCCCGTGGTCAGGAAAACATTCGTGGTGACATCAGTCAGATTGGAGACGGCTCTGAGGAAGAGATCCGTAAGGTTCAGGGTCAGGTCCGCGACGTTAGTCAGGACGTAGGGAACCTTGGGCGTGATCAGGATCAGGGCTTTCAGGGCGTCAACCGTAATATCAACAACCAGACGCAGCAGTTGTCTGGTGAGATTGGTAGCGTCGGTCAGAGTGTGTCCGGGTTGGGCGACTCCATCGGTGGGGTACAGGAATCCGTCACGCAGGGCTTTGGTTCGGTCAACAACCAGTTCTCCGATGTCGGCAACCAGCTTAGTGGCCTGTCTAACGACGTGTCTCAGGGCTTCTCGAACACTGGAGACCAGATCCGTACCGGTCTCAGTGATCTGGATACGTCCATGGGTGACCAGTTTAATCAGGCATCTCAGGAGCGTATGCAGGGCTTCAGTGGTCTGTCAGATCAGGTTGGGTCTGGATTTGCCGGTCAGTCCGAGTTCTTGCAGGGCATGAGCCAGAATGTCCTCGGGGGCCAGCAGACTATTCAGGACGTGCTGGGAGATACCAGCAACCGTCTGGACACCTACTACGGTGACCTTGCTGGTCGTCAGGGTGAAATTCAGCAGCAGGTGTCCGGTGTACAGGGCGGTCTTAGCGACTTCACTGCACAGTACGACGACGACACGAAAATGGCTGACCAGACCCGCGCCGATCTACAGGACGCTGTCGTTAACCAGACTAACCGCATCCGTAACGACCTCGGTCGGGTACAGAACCAGCAGCAGCAGCAGCAGTCTCGCCTTATGGACTCTGTTTCTGGTGTTGATGAAACTGTGCAGGAAGGTAATCAGGCCAACGAACAGCGTTTCCAGTTGGCTGAAAGCCAGCGGCAGGAACAGGGCAACACGTTTGGCAATCGCCTTAATGGTGTGCGTGACCTCCTTGTACAGACTGGTCAGAACCTCGATCAGACTACCCGCCAGCAGTACACCGATCTGGTCAACAGCTTTGATTCTCAGGGCAACCTGATTCAGAACAGCATTAATGATCAGGGCATCACGATCAGCCGTGCGCTGGACCAGCAGGGCAACCTTCTCGTCAATCGCTTCGACCAGAACGGCAGTCAGATTGCCCGTAACCTCCTTAACGTACCGACTATGCTTGAGGAAGCGCAGCGGTATCAGGATCAGTTGCTGGGCGGTGGTGCCTCAGTACCGCAGGGAGGGTTCGCTGGAAGTCCTTTGCCTTTCGCTCAGACTCGATAAGGAGCCGGAGAGATGGAGGATTGGCAGTCTCGCCTTGAGAAGAAGATCGACCGTCTTGAAGAAGCGGTCGTTCAGCTTGCCAGAATGGAAGAGCGTATGGTCACGCTTTTCAATCGAATGGACAAATACGACGAAGAAAACGAACGGCTCGAAAACCGTCTTGAGAAACTTGAAAGCACTAGCACTAGACGCAGCACTGTATTCGATTTGGTTAACAAGGCTTTTTGGATTGTAGCAACCGCCCTCGTATCCAGTGTTTTTTGGATTTTTAGGAGCCAGTAGTGAAGACATCTCAGAACGGTATTGATCTTATTAAAGCCTTTGAAGGGCTGCACAAAATTAAATCAGACGGCAGTGTCCGGTCTTACCGAGATCCAGCAGGTCGCTGGACCATTGGGTACGGCCATACCAGCGGCGTTAAAAGCGGAATGCTAATTACGCCCGAGGAAGCGGAAGACCTGCTTAGGACTGACGTCGTAGAAGCAGAAGAAGCTGTCGAACGGCTAGTTAAAGTCGATCTGTCCCAGAACCAGTTCGATGCACTGGTCTCTTTCGTGTTTAATCTAGGTCAGGGCAACTTCCGCAGTAGCACTCTTCTGCGTAAGCTTAACCGGGGCGATTACGACGGAGCAGCTACTGAGTTTGTTCGGTGGAACAAAGCCCGTGTTGAAGGCCAGCTTCGTCCTCTGCCCGGCCTTACTCGGCGTCGTACTGCCGAAGCTGCTCTCTTTAAGATGGACGAGGAATTGCCTTCTGAGGGAGGCGAGATGATGGCCCACAAGCCACAGCAGGGTGACACAAAGCCTCTGGGTAAGTCTCGTACCCTGTTCGGTCTTTCTCTTGCCGGTCTTTCAACAACGATCAGCGAGGCGGCTGAACAGATCCGTCCACTGGCGAACTATGCCGACAGTATGCAGATGCTATTTGTCACTATCACTTTGATCGGTATCGGTATCGCAGCCTACGCTCGCTACGACGACTATAAAGAAGGCCGTCTGTAATGTTTTCTTTCTTCGGTAAGGTAAAAGGTTGGGCAATTGCTGCCCTATCGGCTGCTTTGCCGATTGTTTATTTTTTCGGTCATTTGATTGGTAAGAACAAAGGGCGCTCTGAAGAACAGCAGGATAGGCTGGAGGACGCCAACGAAAGAAACCGACAAGTGGCCGACTTTTATAAAGAGATGGCTGATGATGAGCAGATTACTGAAGGTGACCTTCATAAGCGCGACAGTCTTAATAAGCGGCTGCGCGACAAAGGTCTTTGAGCCGGAACTAATCGTCTACTGTCCGCCAATTAAAGAGTACGACGACGCTTTTAACAACAAGTTGGCGGACGAGATAGAGGCACTGCCTCCGTCAGCAACTAACATCCCTGAAGCAATCGGAGACTACGCGTACTTGCGGGATCGTATTCGCCGCTGCGAGGAACAAGGAAATAAATAATGGCGACAAATGTCCTTAATCCAAATGGCTTGACTCGGGCTACTGCCGCTTCGGCGCAGCAGGGCGCAACAGATCCTTATGCAATCGACCAGTCGCAGCTTCAGACTCAAGTTGTGGACTCTGGTCCCGGCGCTCCTGTAGAGGGTGTCGGCCCCGGACAGATCCGTATGATGCAGGATACCGCTGGCGTGACGGAATCCAATCGTCAGGCGCGGGAGATTTCCCAGAATCCGCAAGAGTTCATGGAGGGAATGACTCTTGAGGACCGAGTTCAGCCCATGGAAGCTGGACAGGGCACCACACTTGATCCAACGGCCAGTCAGTATCAGGTGACTGCCAATGAACTTAACTACAATGCCCAGACCGGCGGTGACGCACAGACTGCCGCACAGGCTGGCACCGGTCAGGCTCAGTCCTATCAGACAAAAACCTCGACCGACCGGATCACTAACATTGGTCAGGCAGAAGCCGCCACCGGGGACGTACGAGATGAAGCCATCGTCGACGCCCCTACTGTAGACATACAGGGGTCCGCTACTGGCCGAAATGAGGACGGCTCTCGTAACTTCCTTGGAGAGTCCCTCAACGCAACTGCAACTCAGTCTGTATCGAACGTAATCGAC